AATGGCTGCAATACAAAGAACGCTTTGAAATGGTTATCCTCTAGTGCTACCCATAAGCCAGATTTCTGATTCCAGCAGTCCGTGTACACATCCTCCACGATCCAACTTTCAGAACTGACACTCTTTATCTTCTCTAATCCAGCCTTGACGCTAGGCCACCACTTCCTTAGTTGGTCAGGCTCGATATATTTGAATTCCGTCATCCGACAATAATGTATCCGTAAGTTTTATCAGCAGTAGCGTTAGCCCAATGACTAATCGTTGCTGATCCTTGTTGTTGTGTAGAAACGTATAAGTTCGTTGTAGCCGATGGTGCAAGGTAAGACAGCGTAATGATAGTCGATGGCGTTGCTGGTCTAGTCGGACTCGTATCAGTCGGGTACTGCTCCAAAGAAACGCCAGTATTACTAACCCGCCACATTACCTGAACATAGTCATTAGCGTTCATTTCCAGAACGTAATTCATCGCAGCAATCAGGTGACTAGGATCGCCCGTACTCTTTCTTGCTGGCAAATAAAACTTACTATTAGAACCAGCTACATCAGTCCCATTCTTACGGAACCAAATATCCACATCCTGACCATCATTCGACGTATTCTTAAATTGAAACGAAAACTGAATGTTGTAAATCCCATAATTCCTGACGTTTAGCCTAGAACTATTGGAAACGTATATTCCATTGGAATAATCTGTTGTATTAAACGTAACCGCATACGCTGTAGTCGTATTAGCCGCTGTCTGGTCTGTAGAGTCCTGAAACGCCCCATAGGGAGCCGAATCAGCCTCAGCAGCCGCAGATACCGGAACGAAGAAAATAAGGCTCTCAAAGCCTATACGCTCGTCGTAGAGGGTCGTTGTAACCGCATTACCAGTCGCTAGGGTAATCAGGCCTGTGTTATTGGTCTTTCCGTCCATAATGCCACGAACGACCTCAGCAACAGCCCTCTGATCCCCTCCAAATGGAGGTAATGTACGAAATTGCCTCATCGAGTACCCTGCTTGACTACTTCTACGTCAATTCCTACCGCTGTTTTCCAGTTATCTCCTGTCGGAGTCAGTCTTAGACGATGATATTCACCGTTAGAACGGATAGAAACACGGTTTTCAGCATCAGCGGCTACGTTAGAGCCAAATTCCACCTGCTCATTGAGCAAATCCCGGCTAGAAATCGCTATAGAGCCACTTCCACCATCCACAGTTGGCCTTACTAACGTGACCGTAGACCGACCAATCGATATATCCCCCGTCGTAATGTTCGCTGTCTTAGGCTGACCAGAGAAAGCAATGATCTTAGCCCCTGAAACACCTGCAAAAAGTATCTGTCCACCAGCGAATACTCGTGAATCCAGCGGAATTTCTAAAGCGTCTAGATTGGAATTGTAGTTATCTACCTGCTCTAATGTCGCTGAAGGTGTTAGCACAAAGGAAATGGCGTTAGCTGTGGTGTCTGCATACGACCAACGATCTAAATTCATTGAGTAAACCAGCAAATTCTTACCACCAAAATTGTTATTAAATTTCCAAATAATTAACTTTCGGATAGGGTCAACTGTTGCTGACATCCCTGTAGGTATTTCACCCGGAATAGCATTATCAAAAAACCATCGATTGACCTTCTCAGCACCAATAGGATTAACTGATTGACCGTCGCACGAGTAAAACCCATCATCTGCTAGGAAATATGTTAGACCGCCATACTGAGCAATCGAACCGTTAGAGATACATCCTAACGACCTTGAGATCGCATCAAACTGAAAGAAAAACGGGGAGCCTGTGTAGCTCATCCGATATATGGCACGTTCTAGGAAGATCAGGCCATATTCGCCACCCGCTAAACCTGTAATGTCACCACCGTCAGGAATTATCTGCGTATCCGACTGAGAAGCAGCTCCGGGAGTCCAATCTGTTTCGTCGTTAATATCCGACCAATAGACCTTGTTAGTGTCATTCCCATCATTAGCCGCAACAACAAAATCCCGAACCACAGTAACAAATCTAGCCGTAGGCGCAGCAGCAGCTAGGTTAGCGAAATAAGTCGATACGCCAATCTCATAGGCTTGCAACTTATCCTGACCGTTAGCCAGAATCATCTTAGCCCCATACTGCGTTACATCCCAACTCTCAACCGCTGAATACCCCGTCGTTGTCGCTGCATCCAAACTAGCGTCAGATGAATCAAACTTATAAACCTGAGTCGCTCCAGCAGCAAATAAAGCCACCTCACCGCCGAACTTACCGCCAAAAGTAATAAGCAAATTCTGAGCAGCAGAATCAGAATAGTCAGCCTCAGACCTGAGTGGCGCATAACCATTAACAACTGGATAACAGTTCTTAGCGTCAGTAATTGCCCCTGTTACTCCGGGCTGATCTGGCAACCATTCGCCAAAGATTAGTTTTGTCTCAGCCATAAAATTATTCCGGTTTTGGATACTTAGCTTTAACCGCTAAACAGTCAGCTATATATTTTGCTATTTGAGCTTGATCGTTTTTTACTATTCCGTCTAAATAATCCCCTATTGATGGGTATTCTTCGGCTCTTTTTTCTTTGTAAGTTGGCTCAGGGTCTGGAGGAGATGGAAGCGGTGGTGGTGGGTGTAGTGGAGGCGGTAGGTCTTCAAATGACCAAACACCATCCCATTTTGCTCTTTTACCTTCTGGTACTACTGGAGGAATGACATCAATTGTTCCAGCTGGAAACAAAAAGACACCCGGTTCTAATGGAGACTCGTCAGCTTCTGTAAGCCCAACAAAATACCCGTCACCGTCTAACTGAACTATCTGTTTCATAAGTTACCTTTAGAACTTAATACAAGCCAGCAAAGCTACGTTCCTACTTCTGTTTTCTGAACCTGTCCTAGCTCCAGAACTAAGGGAACTATCAAGACTCAATACTGCAAAAGTTGAGCTTGTGCCTGCTCCAACAAAATTGTTTTGTGGGCCGTTACTTATCCTCAGCGCACCTGTTTCAACAGTAGTGCCAGAACGTCTACCCCAAATAGTAGCGCCTGCCGTTCCAGTAATTTGCTGCATCTGGTCAAGTTGAGCCGAACCAAATGAGCGACCACTATCTACGCCTCTACCATCATCCCAACCACGCGGGAACTCACCTCGCAAATCTGGCAACCCGAAAGTAGTTGATCCATCACCTGCGCCGAATGTAGTCCCTATTGCTGAAAATAAAGATGCGTAAGTTGACCTAGAAACAGTAGCGCCATTAGCCTTTAGATACCCAGTTGGCGCTGAATTCGCTGCGTAATATATTACTGTTCCAGCAGGTGTCCCAGCAGGAGCAGTACTTTGCCAAGTAGTTCCATTTGATGTGAGTACATTACCACTCGTTCCGGGAGCTACAAATTGAACCGCAGACGTACCATTACCAAGAATTACATTATTAGCCGTTAAACTACTTTGTCCAGTACCACCACTAGAAGGCAACAAAATAGCCGCTGTTTCTGGAACGATATTCGTCCCATCAGAAAATACTGAACGATCAGCAGGATATGTAACAAATACGTCTTTAGTGCCAGATGAAAAGTTAGTTTTAGTAGGCGCACCAGCACTAGATGAAAGTACGGTATCACGCGATAGAGTTGTACCAGACGATGTATAAGTACCCAGTCCGATTTCCCATTCTGAACTACCCTGACCAACTATCGCATAGTAAGTCGTGTTGCCATTACCAACAGCAGAAAACGATTGAAATCCACTTACAGCACCAGCAAGCGTAATTGTGCCTGTCCCAGTAGTGGTAGTTGTTTCCCTTACTCTATCAGCTAAAACAAGTGGCATTACACCCTCGACCAGTTATCAGAACTCCCACTTACACGAGTCCAATTGTTGTTATTCGCAGAAATAATACTCCAATTATTAGAGCCAGCAGCTATTTCAGTCCATTCGTTATCAACAGCACTCTGTTCAGTCCATGTATTAGATTGAGGAGCAACATCAGACCATTCCTCACCAATAATCACACCATTGGCACTAATCGTTGCTAATACATTAATACTGCCTGTACCAGAGAAGATACCAAAGCCATCACATACAACAGTTGCTATACCATTAACTGAGGCATGACCGTCATAAATAACACCACCGTTAGCAGTTACAGTAGCATCTGCCGTAATAGCAGCACTTGCTGTCCTGATTCTGATGCCATCAGCGGCAATAGTTGCATCTGATGTAATAGAAGCATTACCGAACTGAACTCTAGTACCTAATGCTGAGACAGTTGCTGTCGCATCAATTGCCGCTGCACCTGCATATATCGCAGTAGCATTTGCCGATACCGTCGCAATAGCATTTACGGAGGCATCAGCAAGCCTTATTAACCCACCAAGCGCAATAACTGTAGCAGTTGCTGAAATATCAGCCGTTGCCATCCTAACTCTAATACCATCAGCAGTAACCGTGGCATCAGATGTTATTGAGGCGTTGCCAAACTGGATTCTCGTAGCTAATGCGATTACATCCACAAAACACGAAATATCGCCAGAACCAGCATAAACAGCAATAGCGTCAGCAGATACGCTAGCAGAAGAATTAACCGATGCAACTGCATCAATTAACTTACCACCGTTAGCAGTAACAATAGCCGAGCAATCTACCGAACCTGCGCCAAATATTATTTTTATTGCATCAGCGGTAACGGTGGCAGAAGCATCTACACTCGCGGAACCAAATAAAGTAACGCCCCCTGCTAGGGACGAAAATGGAACCTCTGAGTATGCTGTTATGCCAAACATAATTTAGGCAAGCGTTACAGACAGCGAACCGATAGCAATCTTGAAAATATCTCCGCTTGCAATCGTTTTAGACGCATCCAGAGCCGTGTGATATAGAAGATTCCCAGTAGTCAGGGAATCCATGATTCCAACCCATCCTACCGTACCCCACGATCCTGTAGCCTGTGGGAATTCAATTGCAGCAGAATTAGTGCTAACACCATTGCTAGGCGCACCAAACGTAATCGACTGACGAGCATACGAGCCACCAGAAACTTCAGTTCCCGTATTGGCATCTGTTGGGTCGCTAGTAAATAGACCTAGATAAACCGTTGCAGGACTTGTGTAACTCGTGTTTCGCAGAGTAGCGTTAATCAGCGCGTTCTCAAGATAATTCGACATTTCTGCCATGATTTCACCTCACGTTATAAGACATAGACATAGGCTGACCGCTGTATTCACTCGACTGGTCAGAGTTCGTAATCGCCGTTACAGCACGATCATATAAGGTTGCCCATGTCTGAATACGGGCATCATTCATTAGGTACGGCTCTGCTTCCGCTAACGACGCATAAAGCAAAGCATCAGGGTAATTTGCTAGGAAGATGTTGCTAGAATTGCTATCTGACAACAGCGTAGGCTTGCCGTAGTACAGCATCTGAAGTACATAAGTACCGTCTGGAGATGGTGCTAGCTGTATCTCAGAGCCTAGAATCGTGTAGTCGATAGGCTTACCACCCTCTGTAACCCTAGACTCAGCGTAGAAGCTATTAGGAGCCTTGTAGCGCAATGTAGTCACCGGATTAGTGTTC